AGGGTACTCAATTCAAAGTAGAGAGTTAACAACACTTCAGTCTATTCTACAGAATCAGGTTGAAAGTTATGGCAAGTTCTCCTTTAAACAGGGAGAACTTGTTGTTCCTGGTGAAGTTGGTCTTAATACTAGACTAGACTACGTAAAACTATCTTCGGTTTCAGAAGTTGCTGTTAACGAAGATGGTGTTTTAGTATATAAAAAATATGATATTGCAGATCTAGTAGGAACTCAATTAAGAGGTCTAACTTCTGGTGTTGTAGGAAATGTGGTTTCTACTTCTTATGGAACAGAAATAAAATCTGATACTTTATTTGTTACTTATGTAAGTAGCGGTGATGCTAGTGATGAAACTACTTTCAGACAAGGCGAGACTTTAGAAGTAGTTGATGGAGTCAATACTCCACTATTAGTTGTTGGAACTAATGGTAGTGTTCTACCAACTTCCGTAGCAACTACAGATCCAGATACTGGTGCTATTACAACATCAGAAAGTCCTGCAATGGGATTTGCTTCTGCTGTAAAAGTAGAAGAAGGTGTTTATTTTGTTAATGGATATTTTGTAAGAAACGAATCTTCTCTTTTAGTAATTGAAGAGTTTATTAATACTCCTTCTGCGAAAATTGGATTTACTATCAACGAAGAAATTATCACTCCAGAGAAAGATGCATCTCTGTATGATAATGCAAGAGGATATTCAAACTATACTGCCCCTGGATCTCATAGATTAAAAATTAATCTAGAACTCAAGAAATTTGATTACGATGCAACAACAGATAGAAATTTCATTCAACTTCTTGTTGTAAAAAGTGGCGTAGTTCAAAAGCAAGTAAAACCAGCAGAATGGAACTTACTTGAGAATACGCTAGCAAGAAGAACATTTGATGAGTCTGGAGATTATGTCGTAAATGAGTTCTCTTTAGATTTGAGAGAATATTTACAGAGAGACGGAAATTTAGGTTTATACAGACAAGCATCTGATGGAACAGCAAACGGTCTAACCGAAACTGATGCTGCTGGTAAAATGGTTGCTAGTATTGGTCCTGGCAAGGCATATATTCGTGGATATGAAATTGTCAATAAAGAAACCAAATATCTAAATTTAGATAAAGCAAGAGATACATTAACAACTGATAATGTAGTTATCAAATCCAAAGGTGTATCCACATTTAAGATTACTAATGTCTATGGAACAGTTCCTTTAAATGCAGAGGGAGCAGAATTGACTGCGTATCCACCTGTATATCTGATGGGTACTTTTAATGATGGTACTATTGGACTCAATGGAACTGAAGAAGAAAAGAATGATGATGCTGGAAATCCAATAACTGCATATAAAGAAACTATTTCAAGAAGAGGACTAACGTTTGGTTCAAATGATGCAATCAAAACAATTTACATTTTTGTAACTGATTCAACATTATTCCAATCTGATGCATCTGGAAATGAATTGACCCAGATTACACCTGCTTATTTTGAAAGTTCTTTATCAAGTATTTGGACTGTCAATGGCAGATCTGCTGCTGGACCAGGAAGTGCTCCTACAAGCCCTGCTGCACAGTTCTTTACGTTGGGATTCTCTAAAGTAAAATTGAATGGATATAATGATGAAATTTTAGAACTTACTGTATTTGGCGATAAAGCACAAATTGAGTTACTACTAAAAGAATATGATGATGGAGATAGCAATAGAACTAGACAGATATTTAAAACTAGTGCTGATGCATTGAGTGGCAGTGCTGTTTCTATTGGTCAAATTATTGACTATAACGAACCAATTTCTCCATTGATTGGTATTACAAAAGCAAAGAATTTCTCTATAGTTAAGAGAGGAACAGGATTTAAAGAAGATACCGATAAGGTAATTTCAAAAGGAAGATTAGCAGATGGAAGAGTAACATATAATAGTATCTTCAATCTTTCATATTTTAATCCAACATTCTTTACAAGAATCATTACGGATTCCAGTATTAGCACTGGATTTACAAAAGGACTATATGTCTTTGGAAAAAAATCAAAAGCTTATGGAGTTGTCGAAGGTGACGCAGAAGGTAAATTTTCTTCTGGAAACATCTTACATCTAAAAACATTATCGGGTAAGTTTTTTCCAGGAGAAACAATTACCGATGAATTAGGAAACTCATTAAGAATTGCTCTCGACAATACAATTTCACACTTTATTGTCAGTAAGAGAGGACAAGGTTATTCCGATACTGCATCTAAACTTTTACTTGATGGAATTGAATATGATCAATCTATTGTAGATCTAGGAGTAGATAGTAGTCAATCATTATTTAAAGTTGTGATATCCAATAGAGATGCTCTTCTAACACAGTATGCACAACCACCATCTGCAATTCCTACCAAAACTGTACAAGCAGGCGAAAATGCTCTGGTAACCGCTGTATTGTTTAGAGATACTGTTTTAACGTATACACCACAGAATGTAAAATCTCTCTGGTCAAAATATGGTTCTGCTAATAATAATACATTCACTGCAGATGTAGAAGTTTCTGATAGTAATTACTCTTCTGTAGCTGGAATTACCGATTCTACTTTCTCTGGAAGTATTGGAACTAAATTTGTTGAGTGTAATGGATTTGGACAAGATGCATCTAGATTTGTAATTTCAGGAGATCTTGTTCAGTATACAGATAACTCTGGAAATGTATATAGAAATACTGTACAATATGCAACAAAACCAGAAGGGGTATTAAAATCAAGAATTTATCTACATTCTGCCGTACAGGGACAAATTGTAAATGCTAGTGTTGTAAAAATTAGATCTTCTACAGAAGATTCTTCTGCAACATTAGTTTTCCCAACAGGAAGCAATCAAGTAAGTTCTATTGTAAAACCAGGAGATGATTCTGCAATCTCTTATTACGTAAGAAGAGATTTTGTTTTAGAAACAACTGGAACATCTTCGCTGACTTTCAAAGCTCAACTAGCATTTGGAACACAAAGATTTGCCACTTATAGTGAGGAAAATTTTGTTATTACTGTACTAGATCCAAAAAGTGCAGGACCGTCAGGAACAAATGTTTTAAAAACGGGCGATGTTCTATATGTTCCAGAAGAATATGTTAACATTGCTTCGACAACATCTTCTACATCTGGGTTAACTTCTGGTAGTGTTACTATTAATTTACCATCAAATTATTTTGGAAGCATTGGATCTGATTTCCCAACTTTAAAGTTAAGTGCAACACTGTTTGTAACTAAAGCAAAACCACGTCTTAAAACATCAATTAAAAACAGAAGAATTGTTGTTACATCTGCTGGTGATAGAGTTATCCCACTTCGTGGTAAAAATTATGACACTGAAGAGATCGGAGCGAAGACATATTCTGATGTGTACAAACTTCGTTATGTTTACGAAGGATCTGCGAGTATTCCACCAACTGTAGATACAGAAGGAACTCTAGTTACTGGTGTTGATGTAACTAATAGATTTACATTTGACGATGGTCAGAGAGATACTTTATATGATGTCTCAAGAATTGTATTAAAACCAGGATCAGAAGCTCCTCAAGGACAACTAGTTATTGCTTTTGATTACTTTGAACATTCTCAAGGAGATTTCTGTACGGTAGATTCCTACCTTCATGAAGCAGGAGTCACAGCAGATCAAATTCCAGATTTCAATTCCTCTGTAAATGGAATTCTTTCTTTAAGAGATGTATTTGATTTTAGACCAAAAGTAGATAACAATGCTACTATCAGCGGTTTTTCAAACGAGTCTTTACTTTCACAAACAGATTACAGCAACTTTACTGGACCAGGCGGCGTTATTGCTGGAACACCTGCTCCCGATGCTGGACTTGAATATACAGTTAGCTTTAGTGAAACTCAATATCTAGATAGAATTGATGGTATTTTCTTGAACAAGAGAGGGGAGTTTATTGTTAAGTCTGGAAACTCTTCCTTAAATCCATCTAAACCAACACCAGTAGATGATGCTATTCCACTATATTATCTCTATGTTCCTTCATACACAACATCAAGTAAAGATGTACGTGTAACTACGATTGATAATCGTCGCTATACAATGCGTGATATCGGTAAATTAGAAAAACGTATCGAGCGTTTAGAATACTATACTTCCATGAGTGTTCTAGAGCAGCAAGCATTAAACATGCAAGTTAAGGATGAAATTGGATTAGACAGATTTAAGAGTGGTTTTATTGTTGACAATTTTGAAACTCATAAATCTGGAAATCTTCCATCTTTAGATTATCAGTGTTCTATTGACACACAGCAATCTGTATTACGTCCAACCGTAAAAGAAGATTCGTTTAGATTAACAGAAGTAAATACTAGAAACGATCAGAGAGCTGTTAGTGGATATACTAGAAATGGTGATGTTATTACATTACCATATACTAACCTTGAATTAGTTTCAAACAAATTTGCAACTAAAACAATTAATCCAAATCCATTTGTAGTATTGCAATATGTTGGAGACTCTGCATTATCTCCATCAATCGACCAATGGTACGATACAACTACAGCTCCATTGGTGGTAGAAAATAATACTAAACTGTATACAATTTTCCTAGCAAAAGCAAATGTTTCAGAATCTCTTTCTAGCATTTACAACTCTTTCATTGTCAACTGGATCGGATACGACAAAGTTTTCAATAACATTGGAGCATTAACAGAGACAAATACTAATCAATCTAAACTAACTGTAGAGAAGGCACTTGTATCTAGTTCTTCTAATATTAGTCCACAAAATAATGAAATTGGAAAAGGAATTTCTTCTAAAACTGTTGGTGATAAATCTGTAGCATCTACGCTTCAATTCTTTACTAGAAGTGCTCCAGTTAAATTTATTATCAAAAGAATGAAACCCAACACAAAGATCTTTACTTTCATGGAAGGTAGAGATATTGGAAGATGGGTTGTTCCTGACATTAGATTTACTGGAATTGCTGGAAACTCTTCTTCATTCTTTGGCGGTGAAATTATTACAGATGAGAATGGAAACGCCAGTGGAATTGTTGTAATTCCAAATGGAGTTGCTCCAGATTCAAATTCTCGTTGGACTGGTGATGTTAGAACTTTAGTTTATGATAATACCACTGAAGAAGTTAACTTCACCACTGGTGAATTGACAATTAGATTTACATCTAGTTCTACAAATGAAAATAAGAAAGGCGTAGATAGTTATAGCGAAGTCAAGTATTATGCATCAGGTATTCTTCCACAAAACCCTGCAGGAATTGTATCTACGATGCCATCGTACTTCAAAGCAAATGAAGGTATCCAACAAATTGACAGTAACACTGATAATGTGGATAGACCAAATCCACTTGCTCAAACTTTCAAAGTTGAAAATTATGAAGGTGGAGTATTTGCTACTGCCATTGATTTGTTTGTCAAAAGGAAGAGTGCTAACGTTCCATTAAAAGTATATCTAACTAACGTTGATAGTGGAAAACCAGGAAAAAATGTTCTCCCTGGATCAGAATCTGTAATGTCCCCTAATACTTTCCTTAAGTGTTTTGCTAGCGGAACTTTAAAGATTGTAAAAGGTGAGTTAATTACAGGATCTAATTCTGGAGCATCTGGTCCCCTTACAAGAATATTAGATAAAAATAATATTGAAATTAACCCATCAACTTCTACAGGAGAGTTCCAGTTAAGTAACGAGGAAGTATACACTCTTATCCTCGACAACAATAACGGAATTTCTTTCCGACAAAATGAAACTTTATCTATTCAATCTTTGAATGCTGCAAACGCTGCTAATGCTACTACATTAACATTGACTATTGCCAGAGATTCTGGCAGAGTTTCCGATTTAAAAGTTACTGAAATTGGATCTAATTACGATAGTGCTGTAATTACAATCGAAAGTCCTCAACTTCCTGGTGGAAGTACAGCAACTGGATCAGTCTTTGTTTCAAATGGAAAACTGTATAATGCAGAATTATCTTTGAATGGTTCGGGATACACTGATCCACCAGCAATCGTTATCAAAGGAACTGGTAGTGGTTCTGCTGGTGCAGTAATAGAATCCTCCATAGAAATTAATACTCCAGCTGTTCGTATGGGTGTCTGTTCGGATATTACACCAGCATCTTTTGAAGTTGCAACAACAGAATCTACAGTGAACGCTGTTAATGGAGATCTCCAATCTAAAACTTCAACTAGATTCTTCTTTGAATATCCAGTTTATTT